CATGCGATCTGCACCAACCAAGGTCGGGCTGACCGTGTCATCGCTTTGAGAGGTGACGACAATGAACGGCATCGCAGTCGATGGCTTGACAAACGACTGAAATATCTTTGTCGCTGAACCCAACGCCGTGATCACGGTCGGAGATTGTTGCAATGCAAGATGAATGGCTTCCACGAATTTCATCGTGCCGCCTTGTTCATTTCTTTTGCGATGCGAGCAAAGACCTTGTCGAGTCCGTATCCGATGTCCGCAGTGAATTTGGCGTTAATTGTTGCGCCGTACATTTTAAAGAACTTGCGGAACACTTGCCAGCCTTCGTAGGCGCGTGATGGATCCTTGTAGCGAGCGTGCTCGATGAGCCAGGAATTCTGCGTCTTGCCCCATATGCGTGCCCACACAGTCGCCTTGTTCTTGCCGATTTCTTTTGGGATGATCCTGTTGCTGTAGATGTTGTGCGCAATCCGCAGTCGGCTCTCTTTGATCGGATGGATCGGCTGATGCTTCTTCGCACGCCAGCGCCACGACTTCTGCGCGTCGGTCTGATTCTCGTCGTTCTTGCCGACATAAGTGCCGTACATGCTTGCAAGTTTGCCTCGCGGGGCAGTCAACGCCTTGACCTCTGCCTTGTACAAGACCTTGTAGATGTCGTCGCTGCGCATGGTCTTCATCTGATCAAGGAACTGATCCAAGCCCTTGATGATCTTGCCGCTTCCTGACATTACGCAACCTCTCTGCATTGCATGATGAGTGTGTGACCCGCCGACTTGTAGTCAACGATTGACACGATCTCGAATGTGGTGCTGAGTGTCGTGCCGCTTGTACCCCGACTCACGCTTGCGGTAAATCGGTCAGTTGCCGCAATGCCCGGGTAGAAGTTGGTGGTGATCTGATGCGTGACCACTTGCGAAAGCATGGCGTGGTTGGTTCGTTCAACCGCGCTTGAGTCCTTGATCTCGCCAAAGATTGTGTCGCCAGTCGTGTAGGTGTATGTCGGTGTGCCGAACGACCCGATGGTCTCGGTGCGGGTCTTGATCACAAGCGGAGTCCGCATCATGCCGCTGTTCATTGGTACTCACCCGACTTGTATTGGGCGATCAAAGCCTTGATCGTGCCGGGCACTTCGTACTGCTGACCTGGCGCTAAAGTGGCTCGGTAGTCGTAGAGCGTCGAGCACTGCATCAAGATTGCGTGCTTGAGCGCGATCGGGATCGTAGTTGCACTGGAGCCGTGACCAGCCACATAGACAACGGTTACAACGCCTGCGCCGCCGCCGACGAGTGACGGCCATGATTTGCCGTCGAGCAGCTGGACGCGGCCAATGCCGTTGTACGACTTAACCGTGTAGTCGGTTGACGCTGACAAGGTCTGCGTGTTGCCGTCGGTGTCGACATATTGCACGCTCGTCACGCTGACTAGCGGCGAGCGCGGCAAGGCGATCTCGTATGACGATCCGTTGTAGACCTCGCCGCTAGAGCCTTGCACTAGCGTGTTTGCAGGAAATGCGGTGTAGACCGATGTGAATGTCGTATTCGGGATTGCGATGCCGCAATAATTCTCAATCATCTGTCGGGCTGTCGTGATGATTGATGTTGACCCGCTAGTGCTTGCTTGGATATATGTGTCGTCTAGTGAGTGGAATATGCGCAGATGCGCCTTGGCTTGCGCAGTGGTGATCGGCTCGAAACTCGGAGCGGTCGTGATCGTGGTGTTGACTCTCATCGCGGTGTCGCTCCCTTCTTCACGGCTTTGCATGGCACGGCCCGCGAGCAGCACTGCACATCGTCGGAGTCTGCACGCTCGGCGAGACCGAGTGCGAGCCACTCGATCGCTGTGCGCTCGTCGACGGCGACAACTTCGCCCGGCGCGTGTGCGCCAGTCGCTGTCACAACTCCTTGAATCATCTTCACATTGGGCATAAATCCTCGACTCGCATTTCTGCGAGCCGAGGGTGATTTCAATTCAGTTCAGTAATTAGGCTGGGCAAATAAGAACTCTGAATGCGTCAGCAAGCGTGACCGCAAAATCGCAACGCGTCGTGGCGATAAATCCAGTCTGCGAATTCACCGCAAATAATTCTTTCAAGACGCGCATGCTGTATGAGCCACGCTCTGCGAGTACGGAATAGTTTCCGAAATCGCCGATCACGCCGATCTTTGCAGTTGTCGCCTGCACTGGCATTGCGGCAGATGCGTAGACAGGAATACCCATCAATCGATCAGGCTCACCGAGTGCGCCTGAATTTTGCCAGAAGTAATTCACAGTGCCAGCGAGTGAGCCGAGTTGGCGCAACTTGCCGAGTGTCGCATCGTGAACCAAGATGCTGGAATTCGTGCGGTATTGACGAGGCAAAGAATAAACCCAATCAATCACATTAGCGGCTGTGATTGTGGCGTTTGTGGCTGTAGTTGCGCCAGTGGCGATTGCCGCGCCTGAGGACAGCAGAGGATTCTGCGGGCCGTTGGTGACGGAAGCAGTCGCACAGAATGCCGTTTCTTCCGCTTGCGCAAACATACGAGCGAATTGCTCGGTGAGAATTGACTCGATGCTGAAGCCGGGGCCACGAGCAGGAGCGTCTTCTGCGAGTTCGTTCGATACCTTGACGAGTGCCGTCAACTTCGCTGGTGTCAGTGTGACCTTTGCATAAGTTGGCGATACATCCGCAATCGTTCCCGCTTCCGCAGCCCATGACGCAGAACCAGTGGCGTTCTCCACGGCCCACTCACGAGCGTATGAACCGATTGTGACTACTTTTGTAAGTTGTCGAATCGCACACATTGTCTTGAGTTTGGTGGTGATTGCATTGTGGAACTCGAGCGGTGGTAACACTGTGCCGCCTGAAGCCTCGCTGATTGCGCGGATCTCCATCGGGTTGGTGTATTCACCGTTGCGGAGGTACGAACCCCAAGCGTTGCGGTACTCCTCTGTCTCGGTGTTGCGTGCAGACTTGTTGCTTGCATTCTCGATGCCAGGCAGATTGCGAACCTGCTTAGGAGCCTCGGGAGCCTCAGCCTTGAAGCCCGCGCCAACATTCATCAACTCGTCGCTGCGTTGTCGTTGCGCTGTGAGTGATGCGTATTGCATCTTCAACGCGCTGTACTTCGCCTCGAGAGCGTCTGACATGCCTTCGCCGCTATCGTTAGCGTCGTCGCACATCTTCTTCATTTCGGCGTACACAGCGCCCATCTTTTCTACTAGTGCCTTGTATCCACTATCGTTTGCCATGATAAAATTCCTTCTTGTTGTGTCGAGCGAGAGTCGATTACCTCAACGCTGAGGCAACAGACACGCACGCTCGACGGTGAATGTCTGTGAAATAATTCATTAACCGCGATACACGCCGTATGCGGCATTGATGTCTGTGAGAACGCCCGCGCATCGCATGCTTACGACGAACGCTGTTTGATTAGTTTCGCCAAAGGTCTCGACCAAGCGCGTGACTTGCACGCCTTCGGTGGTTGAGAAGAATGTGTAGCGGGAGAGGTCGCAGAGGATTGCTAAGTATTCGCCTGCAACTGGGTTGTTTGTAGTCCCTGCTTGCGCTGGCGATAAATCTGCCCACACGAATGGTCTACCAAAAAACACTTGCTTGTCGATAAACATCGGATTGGATTGATTGGCGGCAGAAAACATCGATGCAGTAAATCCTCGATTTACTTGCGTATTGAAAATCACAGTGCATCGGTTCCAGTAGGAAGGTTGCAAAAGATCTTGATTGCACAAGCCAAGCAAGGACGATGCACCATTTGCATTTGAAGTCCACGTTCCATAAGACCCACCAAGAACAGTCGTCGTCGTCGCACTTCGTGCGCTGTATCGCTTTAGCGTGCTTGCCAATCCGTGGCAAGAGTCGGAGCCGAGAGCAGAGCCTGTACCCGCAGTGACTGAATCAGTCGCATTGCCAAGCATGATTTGACGATTGATTTCCTTACCGATGTCTTGCGCGGCTTGACGCACAATCCAACTTTCAACGCTGGCATCGCCTTGACCCGCAGAATCCTCTAGCAATTCGTTGGACACTTTGACCATGACGCTAATGCGCTTGAGCGCAAGAGTGGCCGTGGTTGATCCTGTGGTACTTGTGCCGGGAAGAGCGATAGTTGGATTGACAACTTGTGTCGCCGTTGTCGTTGCGTCAATCAGCGTGCCCGCTTCGCCAGGGTTCTTCTGCACATTTAAGCCGCCCATCGGGCTGCGTGTGCTCGTGAGAATTGGCACGCTCACGGTCGAACTGTTCACAATCATCTTGCTGACTTGGCTGTACACAGCGTCGTCACCAAGCATCTCGTTGAATTTGTTGGCGTAGATGGTTGGAAATAAAACCGTTCCACCGCTCACCTCACTCAGAGCACGGATTTCGGTGTCGGTCATCGAGCGTGCGCCACGCTTCATGTATTGCGAGAAAAGGTGGCTGTAGTCTTCGGAGCCACGGTCGAGTTGGTTTTTGTTCATAGTTCAAACTCCTTGCGTGTATAAAAGAAAACACGCGGTCAAAATGCGGAAGGTCAAGTACGCTTTTTTGAACCTGCGTGCTCTCGGGGAGTTCGCGGAAGTCCACTCTCGTGATCGATCAGCGTCTGGCACTGTCGGTCGAGGATGTATTCAGTTATGACCCCATTATCGCAAACGGATTTTCGCTCGCAAGTGGGCTAGATCAAAATTGTGGAGGGAGATAGATCTTTCGTTTCTTGGCTTTCGGTTGCTCGGCTCGGGCTTCGACATATGTGCCTTCTTCGTTCGCGGGAAAGGTGACGACGGAGATTTCCAAAAGGCGAGCCTTTTGAATCACTCTCGTCCCTTTGGTTTCGCCTTTGACTGGCGGTTCGTACTTTTCGGCAAGCGAGATGAACCCGAACGAGCATTGCGTCACAATGCCCGAACTGACCAAGGCATGCGCTTCTTCACTCGTATCCGTCTCGGGAAGCGAGCACTCGAATCCGAGGCCGTCCGCATCAGCAAACACATCTAGATTGCCTGCGCTGACTCGACCCATCGGCTTGGCGGTGTCGTGGTTCCACAGCAGCACAATCTTCTCGCCGTCGGCTGCAATCGACTCGTCAAAGCAAGTCGGCTCCAAACGCTCGTATGTGGTTCCCATGTCGTAGCGGTTCCAATTCGCCGCAACGCCTGCAAGCACCAGCGGCTCGCCCGGGACGAGTTCGCCTTCTCGCTTGGTTACTTTTACTGCGCCAGCCTTGCGTGTTTCGATGTTGCTCATAGTTGCTCCTTGTTGGTTTGAATTAGTTCTTGAATGAGGCGCGTGGCGAGTGCCGCCGCCGTCTCTGCGTGTCCTGTGTTGTGCCAGTCTGCATTTCGTGCCTCGGTCTTGATCGACTCGGCGAATGCGTTGGCGATGGCAATGCCGTCGCTTGCGCGGTCGCTGTGACCTTGCAGAACGAGTAGCCCGCGCATGATCGGGGCGATCTCGCTGGCTATGCGTGCGACATCGGGTATCCACTTGGATACCTTTTCTTTTGTGCGGCAACCCTTCAGATATTTCGATTCTGCCTCACAACATCGCGTCATCGCTGCAAGCGCGGAAGGAAAGAATAAGTCAACTGCACGGTCAAGTGGATTGACGGTCGACTTCAACTCAGTCGGCTCAATGTCGACAGACGCTGGCACAACATCCGACGGCGACTGCTCAAACTGTGCTTCGGTTTCAGTTGTTACATTCGGCGAAGCAGGTGCAGCCGCCGTCGGTGTGCTCGTGTTCAGCGGCAATCGGATCGACTCGCCGCCTTCGACGGCTGGCAATCCTTCACGCGCTCTGATTTCGTTGGGGGTCAAGATGCCGTTGGTGACAGCAACCGCATACGCGCTAAAGCGTGTGCTCATGTCGCCGCGCAACAGATCATCGAACGAGATGCGGGTCGTGACATCGTCGCCGCGCTTGATCAACTTGCGATTGACTTCTTGCTCGAGTCGAGCAGCCCAACCCGCAAGTGTGCTCTGCACAAAGACTGCGTTGGCTTGTTCAGCTGACGAGTAGGACACGCCGTCGTTGTCGCCGACGCGATGCGACGGCACATTAAAAGCAGCGGCGATCTGTTGACGGCAGAACTTCTTCATGCTGTCGAGGTCGCTGTCTTTGGCGTTGGTGCTGATCGCGTCGTACTTGAGACCTTCCTCAAGAATCGCAACCTTGCCCGCGCCTTGCGCACCCGAATGCACGCGGGCGAATGCCTCGCGCAATCTGTTCGCACCTTCCGCGCTCAGTCTGCCCGGCATCGAGAGCACGCCAGCGGGGCGACAGTTGTTGGCAAAGAATCGAGATGTAAATTCCTGCAACTCCAACTCCATGCCGATCAGGTCGCGCATGCGATGGATTGCCGCTTCGCCGAGCATGCCGTCTGCGCTTGGCCCGACTACATGGAGAATGTCGTAGGGTCTAAACTTGCGTTGCTTAATTTCCTCGGATGCCTTCTCGTCGGCTTTTCCAGTCCAGTATTGGTAATAGGGTTGGTTGGCTTGGTCGCGCATCATGTACATGAGGTCGGGTCGCAGTCGCTCCATTCCGATCGGCGTGCCGGCGGGATTGCGATTGATGAAAGCAAACGAGTTGCCATAGAGCAGGCAATCGGAAATCTGCGCCTCACGAAACACGAACGATGTCATGTCCTCGTTTGCCTCGCAGTTGAGCAGTTGGTACACAGGATGCGTGACATCATTGCTTGCGCCGTCTGCGCTGTTGCGCAACACTTGCCACGGCATGCGAGCGAGCGTCTGCGAGATCAATCGCACGCACGCATAGACAGTCGGAGCCTCCATTGCATTGTCAGGCGAAATCGTCTTGCCAGTCCACGCCCACGATGAGACATAGGACTGGATGCCGCCGCCGATCGGCTGACCGATAGGCGTGGTGTCCTCAAACATAGATCGAGGCGGGGCTTTGCCGAGTGCGCGTGTGATGAGATCGATCAAACCCATTGGAGTGGTTCCTTGTCGTAGATGGAGGTTTTGGTGTCTGCGTCTCGGTGCACCATGCACGCCAACGCCGTGACGAGCGCGGCGATGCAATCGATGCGCTCCGTCGAACTGCTTTTTGATGGTTTGATATTGCCTGCGGGATCGGTGTCGATCATCGTGTTGGCCATGCACCAGTCGGCGACTGGATGCGCGGCGTGTTTTAACTTCTTGCCGAGCACGAGTGCCTCAAGTGCTTTACTTGGTTCGCTCATTGTGCGGAAACCTTGTCTCACCTCAAGCATCGGTAGACCTTCTTGCGCAAGCCCGACTGCGAACTGCGTCGCATTCCAAGGGTCGTAGCCAACTGCCTTCACCGAGCGGGCGATCTTTGAGATGTCGCGGATCTTCTGCGCCACATATTCATAATCAACGACATCGCCCGGCGTGGCGATCAATGATCCTTGCGATGCCCAAGTGTCGTAGGGAACTCGATCGACCCGCGCTCGTCTGCGGATGCCGTTCTCAGGACAGAATGCGTAAGATAAAAACGCTACATTTTCTTCCTCGTCGACAGTGATGACTGCGATGGAAGTGAGGTCAGTTGTGGTGGAAAGGTCGCATCCAATTATGATGTCCTTGCCAAAAAAATATTGCTCATCGATCTCGGGCGCGGCGCACGCGGCCCACGACTCAAGCGAGATCCATCGCTTCTTTGTCTCTGTCCACTGGCACAAGTACAACTGTCGGAATGCGATTTCGTGGCCAGGCAACTCTTGAGCCTTCTCACATTCGCTCTGCAAGAATGATTCCTCGACGCTCACGCCGAGATTTGGATTCGCCGCACGCCACACCGCTGGCGACTTCCAGTCTGCATCTTTGTCAGCGCCGAACAGCACCGGCAAGTGCGAGCGATCCACCACAGTGCCCGAGCGCACCTTCTCCGCATACTCATGTTGTTGGTAGCAGAGCGAGTGCTTGTCGTGACCCGCAGTTGTGATCGCAATCGACAGCGGCTCTTGCCTTGCGCCGACTCCAGTCTGCATCGCATCCCACAGATCCCGATTCGGAGCGGTGTGCAACTCGTCGTAGATGATGCAAGATGGACTCTTGCCGTGCTTCGTTCCTGCATCGGCTGACAAGATCTCGATCTTGCCGTTGTTCTTTGCGCATGTGATCGTGTTGCGATAGATCTCGAGCACGCTCGACAACGCAGGACACGCTCTGATCATTGCCTTGCAAGCGTCGCCGACGATCGCCGCTTGATCTCGACTTGATGCACAGCAGTAGACCTCGGGGCTGTTCTCGCCGCTGGCGAGCAGCGACCACAGCGCAAGACCCGCAATCAGTGTGCTCTTGCCGTTCTTGCGGGCGACCTCGATGTATGCCGAGCGATAGCGGCGCGTGCCGTCGGCGCGTTGCCACCCGATCAAGTTGCCGACGATCGCCTTTTGCCACGGCTGCAATTCAAATGGCTGACCCGCCCACTTGCCTTTGCTGTGTTGCAACGCTTGCGCAAAGAATGCGAAAGCCGCGTCGGCTTTAGCCTGGACAAAGTGATCGCCGTCGCCCGCAGTCGCAACTGCGTCGTAGCCGGGCAAGTCGTATCGCTTAGGATCCGAACTTGAACAGGTTTTTGATCGTGTCTTCTTTGCTATCGCCAGCGGCTTTCTGACCTTGAAGTGCAACCCGACTCGAAGCAGTCAAACCGAAATGCGTGATGATCCTCCACGCCGCGTCGCGCGACTCCCGACGCGCGCGTGCCCACGGATTCATCATCGGTATCCCGCCTTTGCCCTCGACAACATCGCCGCCAGTCTGTAAAGCCATGGCGGCGGCGTGCTCCCCGAGAGCCAATTCGTTTGCGAGCATGCTGACGGCGATGCCGTCTTGTTCTTTTAGAACGCCCAACTTCGTGATCTGTGACACAACGAGATCAAAGATTCTTTTGCTCTCAATATTTTCTGTGATGCAAGGCAACATGAGCGGCGTGCCGTTAGTTCCAATCACTTCATTCTTGGCACGACGGGCCCCAAGTCGCGATCCGCGCTGAAGCATGATGGATGTTGGTATCGGTTGGGGTCCGCGTCGTCCCATTGACGCAGTGTCGCAATTTTATTTTTGCTCGCAAGTGCTGCACGGAAATTTTGCTACACTCCGCACGCCATGCCAGCGGCCCGACGCGTCTCCCGACACTTCTCCCGACAAAATGTCGTGATATCTGTCAAGTTTCATCTCAAAAATACTCAAACACGCGTGTAAACACA